CAAAAGGTCCGAACAGGTTATCAGGAGTTTTCCTTCTCCGCTAGACTTTGAGCTAAGCTTGTTACAGTACTTTCTAAAGTACACAAATTACTATTTTTCGGTTTTAAACACAATCCGGAGAAAGTGTACCATGAGACTTCAATCAACAGATATTTCTATCCTCATACTTCGTCTCCTCTTTCCTAAGCAAGATAACATATTATGCTAGAAAGCGGCACGTACTACACATTAGTAATTCTATTTACAGGTATTTCCTGTACTCAAGCCAAGCCCTACATCCCTAAAGTAGGAGTCGATTTAGGAGTTTTAGTCCTTCCCTATCAACTCGTGGGCGTTCAACACCCCGACAAGATGGATACGTTTTTCTTCTCTCGTATTCGAGTTCTTCTGAAGAACGGACACGAAGGTTACGGTCTTTATACGCAGCACCAAGTGCTCGTTGCCAGACCTTATTATTTCTCTTCTTTACCAATCTGTTCATCTGTTCAACATCTTTTCCTCTAATTTTAAGTACTCTATTTGTTGAACCCTGAATCTTCTCTTCGAATAATTCAGAAGTATCTCTCTGGAAAAGACACTCGATACACAGATATTTATACAGTCTTGAGAATTCATCCTCGTTGTTCTTAAAAACAAGAGGGCTTTCCCAAAATTCAGAAGATAGGTTTGTACATAGTTTCTCACGTGATTGGAGAAAACCTTCACTAACATCATAAGAACGTAAACGTTTCATTACGATATTGTGGGTAATCCAGGCTGGGTCTTTAACCTCAGCATGAATTCTATATCTATCATCCTTTTCCATATTTTTGATAATGAAGGAAGCAACTCTTCTATCCTTCTCACTCCATCCTGCCCTTCCCCCGACAGGTAGCAGACCAGGTCCGCCCAAATACTCAGGTGTGACCCAAGGTATATTAGGACATTCTCTCAACTTATTACGGTTGTAATAGATGAATCTCTTGCTCACCTCTTCCCAAATGGAAGGAGGACATGAATCTCGCAAGTAGCGGTGAAGTGTTCCGCATTGTCCATAATCGCGACTAATAGAATCGCTAACCCCGGATCGTGTCTTACTCATTAAGATTCCCATATTCACATATTTGACATGATTCCATTTTTCATCATGCCACAAGAACGTGGTACTATTGAGGACAACAATCGGTCTCTCAGGATGAGAAAAGAGAGTTTTTCCTACGCTAGAAGATAGGCCACCGAAAGCAGTGACTCTCTCCCAATACGTACGCAGATGTTGACGATCTCCTATTAAGGTACAATCATCTCCATTCACTAGGAGCTTGGCCACAGGACCAAGTCTTTCACGTCTCCCTACCTTGTCTCTGACACGGTAAACCTTATTATCTGCCATTTCTAGAGCCCAACGGCACATTGCAGCGTTGGCAATACAAAGAAGAGGAAAGCTTGTTACACTTCCCATTAATTGACCTTCTTGTTGCTCTCTCCATTCCCCATCAATTTGAAACTTGTGATGAATCAAAGATCTAATGAACATTTCTTCAAAACGCTCATCCAGGACATGGTCGTTGACATTTCGACACTCTCGTAAAACTTTTAACATTTCACGACCTATGCATTCGCTAACCCAGCTATGCAAATTATCAGTTGATGCCTTATAATCTCCATTGATTATAATCTGATCCGGTGTGGGTCGACCAATCCGTTCTGTTACGAACTTCTCGTCAAAGGGAGTACTTATCATATAAAATACTCTATTCTCCTTTAACGTCGACCACATGAATTTCTGGAAAGGCTTCAAGTAAGTATACAAGAGCCCCGGGCCTTTACTAATAACTCTTATCTTAAGAGCTTCAACAAGTCCCACAGGAACCACATAGGGTTCTTCATCATAAGCTGCCTTTTCAAGCTCATTAAAAAATTCATACCACACACCTCTTAGATCAGTCTCGTCGAACCTGAAGAGATTCCCATTATATTCTTTTCCCTGGTCTCGTTCATAATTGAGACGTCCTTGTTCGGCTACTCCTTCTTCACCATAGGACTTGGCAGTTGCACCTCGTTCTTTCGAAGGAACCAAATCTAGTTTCACTAGTGATTCTCTTGTCCTGAATCGAGGATCGATGAGAGCATCTTTTACAGTGCCCACAGCGCCTGCCCCGCTGCGATTATTGATATAGTTCGCAGACGTCGACGGAAAGAACGGCTCATAATGCATTTCATTAGTATAATGAAAACCAGCAAAGAGCTCTCTGGTCGTTCTCCTAAGTTGATCTTTCATCGCTTCAAGCGATATCTCTTGCCCAAAAGCACCCCAAGAAGTGCTGCGATCCTTAACGCAGACATCCTGATGATAATTACTTGCTGTGCTCATACCACATGATTCACAACAGGTTTCAGCAGGAACCTCTTTCGGCTTTGTAGTGAGATGCCTAGCACATTTTTCTTCCGCTTCAAGTACCATGTCATGAGACGCCCTTGGCATTCCCATTTTGGCTTGATTAATTGAAAGTATGAGACTTTCAAAGCGAGATTGTGACTTAAGTTCTTCATCTCTTTTCTTTAAAAACTTAACATAGCTATGCATATATCCACCAAGGATAATGCCTGCATTTTCATCAACCAAACCATCAGGTTTTGGCGGAATCTCTTGATTCTCATGAAAAGCATAAAATGCACATGTCTTCCATTTAAAGAAGGGCATCCACCCATTTTTTCCAGATTTTGACATAAAATCCAAACATCGAATTGCTAAGGCAACTGCTGGCATTTCATATCTCTTTCGAAAATAGAGAGGAGCATCGATCGCCATCCTGGCTAATCCATGCAGGTGAAAGATTTCGACGATCACACCGACCGCCTCCACCACCTTTTCGATAGACTCGACTCCATACTCCGCGTAAAGTTTCACTAAGTTGGCTTTACTACGAACGGATATGGGCTTCATCAGTCGGGAGGTTTCTCCGGGTCCTACCATTCCCGTTGAACCAAGTACCTTTGTAGGTCTCAGTTGATCATCGCCGGTTATCCGACGAGCAATCTCATTGACAACAGAGATTGGAGCGCTTTTAGACATAGTTCTTAGGCCGC